CAGTTCTCTCTCCCCGATGGTCAGATTTGACCCACCATCAAAAGGATTAGCGCCATGACCAAACCGATTGTCTCGGATACTTACCAGATACCTACAGGCTCTATCAGTGCACATCTGGGGAACTGTATTTCAGAGGGTAAAAAGTGGATTGGTCCAGCAGACCAGGGGGCTGTGTGTTTGTCAATGAAACTGGCTGTGTGTATTGACTCTATTTTTGACTCAGGCACAGACCTAGATAAGGCTGCAGCTTTGATTGGTCGATTGACTACCTTGATGAAAGAGTTAAAGCTGACTCCATTGGCTCGAGATGCATCTAAGGCAATGGCAGAGGAGGTAGATTATGGCACAGCGTACGCCGAAAGTTATTTACGGCTCATCAGTGCCCCGAATAGCAAGCCCAAAACAACCAGGGCAAAGCCTGGGGCCAGTAGTCGGAGCACTAGCAAGTGATTTAGGTATGCCATTACTGCCCTGGCAGCAATATGTTATGGATGATGGCCTGACCGTAAATGAGCAGGGCAAGTTTGTCCGCTCGACTTGTGGGGTCTTAGTAGCTAGACAGAATGGAAAGTCGCACATGATGCGGATGCGTATTCTTGCTGGGCTGTATGTGTTCGGTGAGGGTTCGATTATTGCAATGGCTCAAAATAGGCAACTTGCCCTAGACCACTTCAAACAAGTAGTGGACATGGCAGAGTCTTTACCCTGGATGCGTAAGCGCATTAAGCGAGTGTCCCGAACTAATGGCCAGGAGGAGTTAGAAGTTTATTGCCATCATTACCCAAAGCAGTGTGAGAATCGATGCAAGCGCATACGCAAATACGGCATCAGGGCTGCAACATCCGAGGGTCCTCGAGGCGCTACTGCCGATTTATTGTTTGTCGATGAGCTGCGAGAAATTAAGCAAGAGGCATGGACCGCCGTAACTCCTTTAACTAGGGCCACAGGGGGGCAGACTTGGGTAGCCTCAAATGCTGGGGATGCATCATCTACTGTGCTCAACGAACTAAGGCAGAGAGCCTTGTTAATGGAGTCACCTCGGCTTGGCTGGTATGAGTGGAGTGCTAATCAGGGCGCAAAGGTCGATGACATTAAGGCATGGCAGGCAGCCAATCCAGCAATGGGGCACACTATTAGTTTTGAGGCTTTGCAAGATGCCGCAGCTCGAGACTCTGACGATGCTATCCGTACCGAGATGTTATGCCAGTGGGTCGAGAGTATCGACTCGCCATGGAACTTAAACAACTGGGCTGATGGTGCAGATAATGACTTAACTCTAGAATTAGGTTATGAGACATACATGGGACTTGACCTTAACTTTAATCGCACAGAGGCTTACCTCGTTACTGTTCAGATTGTTAAGGATAAACTCGCAGTGTTCCTCACCAGATGGCAAAAAGACGGAGGACTAAATGACCGAGAACTTGCAGCTGATTTGGCACATCTGGCTAGAACTTACTCGGTGCGCTCGTTAGCATTTGACCCTAAAACGGCAGGCCACATAGCGCCACACTTGGCTAAAGTGGGAGTCCCAGTAGCGCCGACAGCCTGGGCATCCACAACCTTTTCCACATACTGTGACTTGACGCTCTCAGCGATGAACCAGTCAGACCTAATCCATCCAAACCAAGAAACTTTGCACTCTCACCTGGTCGCATGCGCTCGCAGACCCTCCAGCGATGGCGGATGGCGTATTGCTCGCAAGGCAGCAGTTCAAGACATTGGGGCGGCTATTGCCCTAGTGATGGCTGTGGGACTCGCCGCAACGCCTAAAGCGACTGTGGGGATTAGTGTGGTATAAGGTTAGATTATGATTTCACCCGGTACTTACAACATGACTTGTTATCAGGGTTCAACCTTTGACAAGACTTTCACAGCTACTAATGACGGTACGCCTATTAACTGGACTGGCTACACAGCAAAATTACAAGTCCGACAGTATGTAAATACCACTGACACCGCAGTCTTAACCTTGACTACAGGTTCAGGGATTACGGCAGGTGCTAACGATGGCAAAATTATCATTACTGCCACAGCTACTCAGACTGGGGCTATTCCCCAGGGCAATTATGTCTATGATCTCGAACTTACATCGGGCTCGTATGTTGTCCGCATTGTGCAAGGTCGGTTCACTGTCGATGGTCAGGTGACTTCATGACCTACAAATTGACCGTTACCGATACGACTACGGTACTTGCTGTAACCGAGTCACCAGTAACCATTACTGAGCAGGTAACAGGTATTCAGGGCCTTAAAGGTGACACAGGCTCGACTGGTGCTACTGGCTCAACAGGGGCAACTGGCGCAACTGGAGCAACTGGAGCCACTGGTGCGACAGGTCAGGGCTACACCGCTAGAGGAGTTTACGCAGGTGGCACAGCCTATGTGCCTTACGATGTTGTCTATTATGACGGCCAGCAGTACCGCAACAAATTAGCAAGCACTGGCAATACTCCAGAAAATACAACCTATTGGGAAAAATTTGCTCAAGGTTTTAAAACTCCTGTTGCTTATTCGGCTTCAGACACTTATCTACCAGGTGATACAGCAACTCGTTTAGGTAGCACCTATTATTGTATTTTGACCACAACAGGCAACGCCCCACCAAATGCGACTTACTGGCTACTGTTGGCCTCGATTGGTGACACAGGTGCAACAGGTCCGCAAGGCCCAGCAGGGGCAAGTGGCGTAGATTTATTCTTTAGCCCGACTAGCGACATTGGAGTTAATGGCGGCGCCAACGTCACCGCTGGCGTAACCTACGATTGTTTCAATCTGACTAATGGCGTAACCGTTGTTAAAAACTCTACTTACTATGTAGATTACCTAATACAGGGGACCTTTACCGCTGGAACATCAGCCTCTAAAACAATTCGGGCAGCCGTAGCAGGTAACGCCGTATCTAGTATTAACTTTCATACAGCCCTTGGAACTGGCGCAGCAGTCACTTCTAGCGGCTCAACTTTTGCCAACGCCAATACGGGTTTTATTAACACCACTACAGACCCATATTCATTAAGTTCAACCGCCACATTAACAGGTGGTAGTTTTACTTTAAGGCTAAGCGGACTGCTACGCACCAACAACACTGGCGATTACTTCAAAATCAAAATAGGCTTGTCCGCCATAAACTCAACCGCCATAACCGTACTTGCCAATTCTTATGGTTCATTAACCTACTTAGGCTCTAACACCGTTACAACTTTGGGCACTTGGTCATAATGTCAGTCTGTAGAAGTGGTTGCCCGACTCAAGACCATGAGACTTATGGAGACTGCCTCGAGGCTGCTAACATTAGCATTGACAAGACCTCACTCAAGGTAAAGTAAAACGCCCAAACCTTTACAAATACACATAAAAGATTTCTGTTTAGAACATCTGTTCGATAGTATGACAGTGTGGGGTTACTCAATGCGATGCGTCTAAATAACTCTGCTATCGTCATGCCCGAAATAGATGTCACAGCTGCCATTGCGGAAATGTATCCCGTTAATCCTATGAACTTGGGCTACACCCCAGACATGGGGTATTTGCAACCAATCTCTAGACGAGCCGCTATGACGGTCCCAGCAGTAGCCCGAGCCCGTAACATCATCGCTGGCACTATCGCATCACTTGAAATGTGCACCTACAGTGAGATGACTGAGGCCAAATTACCTAACCGCCCAATCATCAAACAGCCAGACCCGAGCCTCGCTCGCAACACCACAACCTGCTGGACTATCGACGATTTAATTTTTTATGGCGTTGCCTACTGGCAAATCTTGGCAACATCCCCAGAGGATGGCCGAGTAACACAAGCTAGGCGTATAGACCCTTTACGAGTCAATACTCGGACAGACTCCACAGGCGTTCGTATTTTGTCCTACACCATCGATGGCACAGATATACCGATGCAAGGCGTAAACTCACTAATTATTTTCTGGGGTCCAGATGAGGGCGTATTAGCTCGAGCATCCCGAACTATAAACGCCGCCATTGAACTTGAGGCTGCAGCATTGCGTATGGCTCAAGAGCCAGTGCCACAGATGGTGCTCCGCAATGAGGGCATGAACTTACCACCAGACCAGAAAGAAGCATTGCTAACCGCTTTCAAGTCTGCTCGCCGTACTCGCTCAACCGCCTATGTTGAGGGTCCAATCAATCTCGAGGTTGTCGGTCTGGACTCAGCACAGATGCAACTCACAGAGGCTCGAGCCTACACAGCATCAGAAATTGCCCGAGTAATGAACATCCCAGCCTGGTACATCAATGCCGAGAGTGCCACCAGCACCTACAGCAATGTTTCAGCTGAACGCCGTTCATTGCTCGATTTCTCACTCCGCCCATACCTTGACTCGTTCGAGAGCCGCCTAAGCATGGATGACATCACACCTCGAGGACAGTATGTCGAAGTCGAGATGGATGATTTCTTACGAGGCAACCCAACAGAACGAGTCGATGTAATCGTCAAACTCCTA